GTTTCGGCTTTTGCTTTTGCACGTTGCACCTGCGCAAAATCAAGCGCGTATTCCTCAACCGTTGCATTCACTGCCGATTTTGAAAGTTCTTCGATGTCTTTTCGAAGGGTCAATACTTCTGCCCATTTTGCATTGTTGGTGCGGTCAAGCAGGTACGCAGAAACCGCGTCGTTCAATTCTTCAATCAACGAACCGATTTCATCGTTGTAATTTTTCAACCGCTTTTGACGGGTCATTGCCAATCGGAATTCGGAAAGGGTTTTTTGTTTTGGCAAAATCAGGTTCTTTATTTCCGTCTTTGCGTTGGCAGTGGTCTTCAAATAAAGGAAATGCAAAAGTGACTTGTAGTCGGTAGGGTTTGGAATTTCAACCATGTTCGCCACGTTGAAAATCTTTGCTTCCGGTTGCGCGTTCTTTTCTGCCACCATTTTCTGCGCATACTTGTAGGCAATCGGTTTCAGGAACGCGCTTGAATAGTCTTTGAATTCTTTTGCCGAATCGCGAATCAGGTTTTCAGTTGCGCTTTGGTTTTGCTTTTTGAACTTTTTTTTTTCGGCAAGCGACACATTCAACTGACTTTTGTTTGGTGCATCACTTGCCGAATTTGTGGTTTGCGGTAGGACATTTTCAGAAAATGTTTTTGCCTGTTCAGGTTGTTCGATTTTGAAACCACGACCGGCAGAACCAAGCAATCTTTCCGCATTTATTGTGTCGAGGTTGAACGCGGTCTTGATGATTTCAACACCTGATTCGCGTGGCAAAAATCCGGAAGCAACCGATTGAACGATTTGAACCATTGAAGCAACCTGCGCACCATTCAAGACGCTTTGTTGTACGTTTTCAACTTGTGGTTCAATGACCGTTTGGGTTTGTTCTTGGTCTTGTGGAATGACTTGTTGAATATTTTGTTCTTGGACTTCGATCATTTCAGGCAACTTCAATTTCTCACGAATGAACTTTTCAATTTCGTGGTCTGCTTTGATGAACCCTTGACTTGAAAGGGTGTTCACCACGGTTGCCCAAGACTGGTCAATCTTGTCTTCCAAAGAATCGCAACGCAATTCAACAAGGCAAGGCACGTCACCAAAGTTCATTTTGATCAACGGTTGAATGATTTTGCGTTGGAAGTTTTCGGAAATGTGATCGGACAAATATGTGATCGTTTGAGAAAAGAAATCAGACAACGTGCCTGAAAGCGCAAGTGAACCCGAACCATTTTGACCAAGCAAAAGGAACGATGCCAAAATAGAATTCACCATTTCTTTGTTTTCAAAATCAACCGTTTCGCGAACCTTTTGCGCATCGAACGACACGTTGTTGAAGGTGAGTTCCCAACCGGCAGGAATCATCAAATAGTTTGCTTGGTTTGAGGTGTAACACTTCAACGCCTTTTCAGCGGATGCGAATTCAGGTTTGCCACGCGCACCGTCCGGAACCTTCATGACAGGGGTTGGGATAGCGTATTTTTCCATCCCTGCGCCAAGCAATTTCAAGAATGAATTTTTGCGCAACCAGTTCCCGTACATTGCACGCAGAACGGAAATCCCTTCGAAGTTGTCACCCTCTTGGTCTGGTGCAAAGTGAAGCAAGAAACGCGCGTCCAAATTCACCATGACACCAAGGTCACCGTTTGCAATTTGTTGAACACTGACAAGGTGTCCGTCATGTTCCACGTTCCACGCTTCAATGGTGCGTTGGGAACGCCAAGACAAGGATTTCAAAGTTGTATATGAACCAAGTTCAGGGTCGTTCAATTTATTCTGGTGTGTGATTTCAAAAATCGAGTAACCGAAATCAACGCAGGTCAAAGTTTCACCGATCAACTTGGTGAACGACTTGTCGATGTCCACGAACAATGCTTTTTCAATCAACTTCTTTTGCATTTCTGCAAGGTCGGAATCATCCTTTGCATGAACAAACCAGTTGGTCGATTTCAGTGGTGATTTGAGCGCGTTCAAAACCATTTTGACGTTCGGGTCGGAGCGTCTCATCATGTCAATTTTGTCTGCCCATTCGCGACCAGTGAGTTCGGAAAGATATTCCTCGTTGATATAACCAGAATAAATTTCGGTTCCGGTGGTTCCAACCTCAACAAGCTGAACCGGAACGCCTTTCACATCCTCGATCTTGCGTTCGATTTGTGAATCCGAAATTTTTCCTGTTCTCAAAAAATCCAAAAGACCCATTTGTGTTTTTCCTTCCGCGTCACCACTCACCAAAACCAAAACCTGACGATTTCAAGTCTGCCATGTCATCCGTGAATGTTCCAACCCCTTTCAAAAGAAAATGATTCAACGCTTGGGATTCCGCGTCAACCCTGTCATTGTGTTTTGCATTTGGGAAACCTATAATTTCTGCCTTGTGGTCGATCACCCAAGGGTGAATTGATTCGTCCGGATAGAACACGTTGCCCGCTTCAAACAATGGTTGGCATGACATGAACCGTGATTCTTTGGAACCTTCCGGTTCGATTGGAATGATGCCTTGAATTTTATTTTTGAGAACGTCAATCACGGCAGACCCGTTCGCCTTTTTCTCGACCAGCTTTCGGAACGCTTTCGGGTATCGCTTGGTGAGAAGTTCAAACTGCGAAATCGTTTCATTGAACCCCCATTGCCCGCGCACCTGATCGACCAAATAAACTTGCGACCCTTTGATGCCATAAACTGCACCAACCACGAACGATGCGGTGTCGTTTATTGCACCGAACGACATATCCCAAGACTGAATCAAGTCGTCAAAATGACTCGGCAGGTACTTCCATGATTGAATCCAGTGGGATTGAACAACGCGTCCCTCATCCGGTGTGGGGTTTTGTTGGTACAATGCGGAAAATTGGAACGTACCCAAGTTCGATTTTGTGACGTTCATCCACCGTTCATCGTACTTGTTACGCCACAACACTTCCCCAACACTGCGCGGGTCCGTTGGGTTTTCGCTTTCGAGGATTGCGGGGAAGTTGATCACATCCCATTGGTCGCTGAAATCCCCACCGCGTTTCATGAGGTTCAAAAGCATTCCTGCAAGGTCGTCCTCATGCCAACGTGTTTGAATCAACAAAATGCCCGCGTTCTTTTCTTGTCGGGTGTAAAGGGTGGACGTGTACCATTCGAATACTTTTTTTCGAATCGTTGGTGACTTTGCTTCCTCATAGTTTTTGAATGGGTCGTCGATGATCAAGAATTCCCCACCAAGACCCGTGATTGCCCCACCAACACCGGCGCACCGATAGTAACCACCGTGATTCACGATTTCGAAAATGTCGTTGTTTCTAAGCCATGACTGCGTGGTGCGCACGTTTGACCCGTTCAGGTTCACATCGGGGAATAGTTCGTGGAACAATGGGTTTTCAATAATGCGTTGCACGTCTCGGTTGAATGACGACGCGAGTTCGGAAGCATACGACGTGGCAATGATCTTGGTCTTGGGGTTGCGCCCAAGCAACCAAGCGGGGAACCGGCGCGAGGTGAGTTCTGATTTCCCATGACGTGGTGGCATGAACACCATGAGACGTTTTATTTTTCCGTCTGCGAAGTCTTGCAACTTCCTGCACAATGCCTCATGGTGCCAGTTGAATTCGTAGTCGTCTTTCGTGTACCGGACAAAGTGTTTGAATGATTTGCGCGCGAGTGACTTTGCGATTTCTTTTGCGTCAAATTGAATCATCGGGTTTCAGTTTTTCCGATATTTGTTGCAACCTTTCAAGTTCTTCGACGGACAATTTGTCATAATCGACTTTTGATTGAATCGCAATCGGTGCATCCGAATCACCAGTGAGTTCGATTTTTTGTTTGTGTTCCGTCCACACATACACGTCGCACAACTTTTCAATCGCTTTCCAGTTCCCACCTTCCGCTTCCTTGTATGCCATTTGCAAAAGGTTGTCTTTCATGTGGGTTTGGAACTTGCGTTTAAAGTCCATCCACGTCATTTTGTAGTGTTCAAGCAAGAACCGATTGATGGAACCAACGTCACACGAAAAAGCGGAAGCGACCTCGTCGCGGGTGAATCCTTTCGATGCCAAGAATTCAAGTGTCTGCGGAATTATTTTCGTTTTGAGTTTTGCCATTTGTGTCATCCCGTACATTTTTATTGACCAAGTTGGTCATGCAAAAAGTTTGACACCCCTTGAATGAAAAATCAATGCCCGTGGCTACAAACAAAAAGGGTGCTTCCAATTAAGGAAACACCCCGAACACTTCACAAGGACAATCAGATTATTTTCAAAAGTAATCTTGGTCAAGTTCCAAGTCACTGCACCCGCAGTTGGGGCACACTTCCGGTTGGTCATCCCGAACTTCCCACCAGTCGCATTTCAAGCAATGCGCATAGGTTAGGAGTTCTTCCTGTGGGTCATAGTAGTTGTCCGGTAAATAAAAATCTTTCATTGTGATTCCTTTCGCGCTATCACTGGCGCACGTTGTTCGCCTGTTCATTCAGGGTTGATGCCCGACGCACCAGTTTTTACACTTGGATTGCGTTGGGCATTTTTTATTTGGTCTTTGCAAACAAAAGATTGATTGCGGTTTCGAAAACTTCCACGCGGGTGCATTCGTATTTCACTGCCATTGCTTCCAGCTTTTTCAGGGTGTCGGGTGCAATCCGGAAGTTCAGGATTTCAGTTTTCTTTTCTTTTTTCTTCGGTTCGATTTTTGGTTTCATTGGTTACCTCACTTTCAATTCGTATCTTTTCACTGCGGTGGTCTTGAAAATCACGTCTTTGTTTTTAAAGTTGTCGAGAATCAGGAACTCATCGGTCGTGGTCAATCCTTGCGCCACCGCTTCGGCAAGTAACTTGTCCATTTGGTTGTATAGGGTCTTCATCCCTTCGAGTAGCGCGTGCGTCTCCATTATTTCCTGCACCAACTTGTCGGCAGGTTTCGGATACGGGACGGACTTCACGGTCAATTCAATTTTTGGTTTCTTGGTCGCTTTGGTTTTCGTCGTTTTCGTTTTCATGTTCGTTGTTCCTTTCATTTAAATTTTTCTTCGAGTTCCTTGATCATGCGCGACATCATCAAGATTTGTTCAAGCAACCATTGGTTCCGGTCGTGGTCTTCCGGTTTGTCCAAGGTTTCCTTCCGCATTTCCAGTTGAAGGTAAATCAATCCGGACACAATGCAGTTGCGTTGATTTTCGTCGATTTGAATTTGGGTTGTGGTTTTGGTTTTCATGGCACGGTTCCTTTCGTTTAGATTTGTTTTTCGAAGTCTTCAATCATGCAGTCCAGTTCCTTGATTCTTTCAGCGAAAAGTTTGTTCTGAAATTCCAACGTCAAGGTATGCAGGTTTTGCACATTTTCTTTTTTGTGCTTTTTCAGTCTTTTGGTGTTCCGTCTAATTTCATCCCCGATCGAACTTTGCATACAAGCGAGAGCGGTCATGATCGTTTGGATTTGGGTTTCATCAATTTTGATTGTTCGTTTCATTTGTTCATCCTGCCTTCTGATATTAGAATATCGCAGTGTATATACATTTGCAAACACAAAATGACATGATGCACATTTTTTTCCGCGTCTTGGGGGTGGGGTGTATTGGACTTGGTGGGTTTTGCGTTTAAATCGGTTTTGAGAGGGGGGTCACGGAACCCATGCAAAGGTATGGGGCACCACTTCCGATGCGAAATGGCGCAATCCTGCGCGCTCAATTACATTGGTTTAGGGGTAGGAAAGTTGGTGGGGTGGTCACTTTACTATTGACATTGTGCGCAACGCTTCAAACTGGATTGGATTGGGGGAAATGAAAAAAGCGGGTTCGGTGGTTGAAACCTCTGCCCGCTTCACGATAGGTTCGTTTATGCAACTAAACAAAACCGTGAAGGTAAGTTCTCACGAATCAAATTCATGGTCAAGTTTTTTGCAAAGCAAGTTGACCCTCATCTTTTAAAACAAAGGGTCACAATGGTTTTGGAATGCGCAATCGTAAAGGCGCGAGCTAACATGAGTGGCTTGGCTTATTAGTGTCCAGTTCAGATTGAAGGATTCTGTTTTCTGAACTAGGGGGAATGAAACGCATTTGGACAACGACCGGATTTCGGAACCAAGCACCCAAGGAATTTTTTTCTTTTGGGTTGTGAAGTGGGGGCGACGAGCAACACCACAAAGATTTGCAAGCGGACAAGGCTGGTGAAAAGGGTGGCTACTTTTCTTTGGTTGGTTTGAATACAAAGTCCATGAGTGGAATTCATTCGTGGCTTTTGTAATCTCACCAACACACTGCGAACAAATCAAACGGGCATGAAACAATGCGCCGGTCTTCTTGCCATTAGGTAGGGGGAATGCCACCGGTGTATTCATTGATTGAACAAACAATATTTAAAAAACAAAATGATTGAACTTCGAAATCAAAGAACGTAAACAACAACCAATCGAAAGGAACCCTTCACATGACTTGTGTTCGCTGTAATTCGTCCGGTTGGATAGTTGCAAACGCCAAATCAAACGGTGCTTTGTATGCCTTTGGTTGCACCTGCGGAATCTTTGGTGCGCGTGGACTA